AGAACCACGCGATGCAGCGGACATCTCATCTACCTCGTTCGTCATGGTCGCTCCTGTGTTCGATGCCGCTGATCTCTGGCGTTCCAAGATTATGGCATTTTCCGGCGCCGGAAAACCGCTGCTGAATGAAAGCGTTCACCGCGTGGCGATCTCGATCGAATGGCGGGACAGGTCGTCGCGGTCCATCAGGTTGTAATACACGCAAAAGACCACGTTCGCCTGGCCGTGGCGGCTGATCAGGACGTCCCGCAGCTTCTCCAGGTTCGACAGGGCCCGGTACTGGAACTTCTCCGGGAACGACACCCGGACGAACGTCGTCAGCGGAACCCCGACGAAGTGGTCGAAGAAGATCTGGGCCGGGGCGTGCTGGTACGCCTCCGGCTCGTAGACCACCCGGCAGGCGTCCCGCAGCTCGTCGGGGGTGATGGCCAGGTACATGGTCAGGCCGCCCCCTCGCGGAGCTTGCGGATCATCTCCGCCTTCGTCCGCTCCAGGTCGTCACCGTCCCCCGGCTCCGCCGTGGACCCCTTGGCCGCCTTCGCCTCGAGGTAGGCCTGGCGGCGGGCCGCCTGCTCCGAAGCCCCGCGGGCCCACTCCGACGCGGCCTCCGCCGCCGGGCGGCGCTCGTCGCCCGGCCGGGGGCCGCCGCGCTGCTCCCGGGGGTTGTCGAACTGCCCCCCAAGGACCTTGTCCACGAAGCCGGGGGCGACCAGCTGCGGCAGGGTGACCGGATCCCGGAAGTAGCGGCACCGTGGCAGGGCCTCGATCGCCGCCAGGGCCTTCTGGAACCACCCCTCCTCCGCCAGCCGGTCCGCCACCTTGTCCGGGGCGTCCGGCAGCTTCCAGGGCCTCCCAGTCCCCGCCGCCCAGGCCTTCCGGAGGGTGTCCCAGCCGGGCGGCCCGGCAGGGCCGCTGCCCTGGTCCCCCTGCGCAGCATCCCCGGGGGAAGAAGAAGAATTTCTCTCTCCTCTATCTCTTCTCTCTGGTGCGCGTTTGCGCACCGACCCGTGCGCCACAGCGCACGCACCCGTGCGCTCCTGCGCACCAGCCCGTGCGCCGTCCGCCCGGACGGAGTGTAAAGCCCGTGCCTTGGCGGACTTAGAGAACCGACGCTCCCATCCGGGGATCGCCACAGTTCCGTTGTCCGCGTCAATCACCAGCCAGCCCACAGCCTCGACCTCCCGCCAGAAGTCCTCGTCGCCCCCGCAGATCCTCCCCAGGAGCCGGACCGACATCCGGGCCGTCCCGTCGGAGCTGTTCAAGGCCGCCCAGCCCCAGAGCATCAGGAGCCGGCCGACGACCTGGTCCGGGGCGAGCCCCGTCCGGTCGACCAGCTCGAGGACCTCCGGCTTCTGGGGCAGGCAGACATCGTAGGGAATCCATTCACCGGCCATCCTGGCCTCCTTTCTATTCCACCCCGCCGCGTCGAAGCGACCGACCGCCTCCCTGGCGGCGCGTGCCTATCACGAGGGCGGCGACGATCAGATCGAGTCGTAGTCCAGCCCGTCGATCCGCGGAAACTCCTCATTCGTTCTCCAAGTCAGGATGCCAACTCGCCTTCCTGAGCGCTCCGCGTTGAATGCCTTGATCGCCCTGGCCGCCGCATCCCGTCGGTTCGGTGTGGCTGAAGTTGCCCGAAGGCGAATCAGACCCTCGCGGAACAAGTTGAACGGCCGTCGCGTTTCAGCCGCCCCGCTGCGCATGACGTCAGCGAAATCGTTAGCTAACTCGCCATCAACCATTCCGAAAAGGTAGTGGACCGCCGCGCACTGGGCATTCCGCCAGATCGGGATCGAGTTTGACGTGGCGACGCTATCGACGATGCCTGGGTGCTTCTCCAGAATGGCCCGAGCGACACCAACAGAAAACTCGTCACGAGCCGGACGATCGTTCGACTGAATCTCGTGAAACCTACCGAACTGGTAGAGCACGGCCAGGGCGGCTGCCACGTTCTTCATGTTGGCGCCGGTCTCGATCGCCAAGACGTCAGCAATCTTCCGGCCCCTGCTCACCTGGTCGATGGTCGAGAACGTCTCCTCGGGAAGCCCGCAGACCACCAGCGTGTCGAATGCCACGCCAGACTCGACGCAAGCCGAAAGGCGGTGCTGTCCGTCGAGAAGCCTTCCGGTGGCTGCTACCTTGACAGTGGACCCGTTCAGCTCCCACTCGCCACGCCTCATAGCCTCTGCGAGCCTTGTGACGTGCTGCCGGCTAATAGGCCTGTTCCTTACGTTCGTCGTCAGCATCGAAGCGGCGATCTCCGGAGTGATCCTCCGCTCTGTCGTGTTCAATCCATTACTTACCTTGGCAATCATTGTTCACCCCAAATCTTGAAATCGTTTCCACCATCCTCGACCGGCGTCAACGCGACGCCGTCGTGATCTGCCACACTCTCGCCCCGGCCGTCCCGTGCCCCTTCCGCCTGGCCGCGAACCCGACCGCCTCGATCTGCCCCCGGCGGGCCAGCGTCCCGATCACGGCCCCGAAGGCCCGGGCATCGTGGGGCGTGATCCCCAGCCGCTGGCAGTGGTCGACGATCTCCTCGCCGGAGCGTGGCCGGCCGTCCGACAGCAGCTCGAGGACCGCGGCCCGGGCGGCGTCCGCGTCGAAGCCGCGCCGCTCGGCCTTCTCCAGGCAGGCGGCCCCGGCGTCGATCCCGGCCTGGCGGGGCGCGGCGGCCTGGCTGAACAGGGGGCCGAAGTCGGGCCGCTCGGGGTAGTAGTCGCTCACGACTTCCTCCCCTTAATGCCGTCGCGAATCCTTTCGATCCGTCGGGTGAAATCGGACAGGACCTCGATCATTTCGGCCCACTGCTCAATCTGGTCCTCCAGGTCCGAAACCTCGTCCCGTAGTTGCTCATTCTCAACCTGGAGCACCCGGGCCACCTCCGCCAGGTGGGCCCGCTGCCGCCGCTCTCGCATCCATCGAAACATCATCATCCCTCCGTGGTGATTTGGCCCCGTGACGTGGGGCGGACGGTCGGTCCAGGGTTCGGGAAGGTAAACCGCTCCTGGGTGCCAACAGCCGGTGTTACTTCGCGACCTCCGGCGGCGCTGTCCCTGCGGTCGTGATGCCGCTGCGGCCGGGACCGGCCGGACGGTCGTCTTCGAGCGCCATGACCTCGTGAATAACGTCCTCCAGGTCACGACGGAGCCTGGCGAAAATGCTCTGGCAGTGGGCGACGGCCTCGACGTGGTGCCGGAACACCCGCTTGTCCGTCGTCGGCCAGTAGTGGTCGACGCGGCCGTCCTCGTAGTGCAGCAGCTCGTACCCTCGCTTCGGCCGCTCGAACGTGGCCCGCCGGATCACATAGCAGGGCCGCTGGTCGTTCGAGATCCACGCGAACGCCTCCCAGACGGTCTCTCCGTGCTCGAACCGATCAGAATGGGATGTCATCGGGCGACCCTCCCTGGCCGGCGGCTTCGACCTTTTTCGTCGAGGTCCGGGCCGCGGCCTTCGCCGGCGGGGCGGCCGTCCCGGGGTTGGCCGACGCGGCGAACCCGTTGACGTAGATCACCGGCTCCCCGGTCGTCTTCTTCGTGCCGCGCTTCGTCGTGACGATCACCCGCCGACCGACCGCGTCGTCGCCCAGGTCCTGGTCGCGCGGGATCCCCACCGCGTCCAGGAGCTGCATGGCGGCCCGGTGGTCCCGCTTCTGTGACGGGTCCAGCCACTTCTCGATCGGCGAGTAGTCGCCCTCGACCGGCTGGAGCGTGACGATCAGCGCCGTCCTGCTCTGGTCCTTGGCGAACCACTCATTCACCTTGACGATCTCACACTCGTGCTCCCCGTCCGGCAGCAGCTGCTCCGCCGCCTCGTAGTCCTGGTCGAACTGTTCAAACCGCATGGGCCGACTCCTCCCTGACTCGCAAGACCAAACCCTCGCGGTCCGCATACGCTCGGACCGCCTCAACGTGTTCCGGCTGATATGAAAAGTGGCCGTAGGCCCGCGGCGGTGGCCACAGGCCCGCGGCCTCGAGGACCCGTTTCACCTCCCAGATCCCCATGGCGATCCGCTCGTCGATCAGCAGCTGCTCGAGCTGCCGGCGAGTGATCCCGGCCGCGGGCCAGTCGCCCCGCATCCGCGTCCAGGTGGTGTGCCATTCAGGCATTCGCCACCTCCGGCTCGATCTCGTCGTGTCGCTGGCCGATCAGGGCCTCGAGCTGCTTGACCTCGTCGGCCGTCAGCTGCCCCTCGCTGCCCATCTGCTCGACGTAGTCGCCGGCCTTCCCCAGAGCCTCGACGATCTTGCAGGCGGCGATCCGTTCGGCCAGCCGCTCGAACAGGCTGGGCTCCGTCCGGGTGGCGGCCGGGGCCGGCGCGGCCGCGAAGATCGGGGCCAGGGCCTCGATCGTCATCGGGATCTCCGGGGCCAGCCCGAACCGGTTCTTCGCGTCGAAGGCCGCGGTCCGCTCCGTGAACAGGACCCGCTCCTTTCCGCCCTTGGCCCGGTTGCGGCCGTCAGCCCCCTCGACGATCCGCGTCCGGTAGTTCGCGAACAGCAGGAGGTCGGACCATTCCTTGACCAGCGGCCCGACCTGTTTCGACAGCTTCAGCTCGTAGCGGTCCCAGCCCTCGTCCATGTCGGGCGGGCTCGTCCGCTTCACGGTCGAGTGACCGACCAGCAGGACGTGGACGCCACGGTCGACGATCTGGTCGCAGAGGCCCAGCAGCGTCGAGAACTGCTCGGCCAGCTTCACGAACCCCTTCCCAAATCCGTAGTCCTCCACGGACCGCTTCCCGTCCTTCTTCAGCATGTGCTCGAGCAGCGACCGTTCCGCCCAGTCGATCGAGTCGATGACGACCGTCCCGAACCCCTGGGGGTCGCCGCTCAGATCGACGAGCGCCCCGTAGAGGGTCATCCAGTCCGGGCACCGCACCCGGGCCACGTCGAGCCGCCCCGTCCCGTCCTCGGTGTCGAGGATTACCGGGTTTGGCCACTGGGCGGCCAGCGTCGACTTCCCGATCCCCTCGGTCCCGTATTCCACCCCGCGGATCGCCCCCTGCCTGATCCCTCGCTCGATCTTCAGCGCCATCTCACTCTCCTTGAGTAAAAACGCCGCGGGCGGGCTCCGCCACCCGCGGCCGATTGCATCCTTGTCCCCGCCGGCTCCGCCGGCCTCCTGCGGCCCGGCATCCCGTGCCGTGCCGCTCCTCCTGAATCTGAATGGCGACCAGGGCCAGCCCAGCCAGGGCCACCACCACGAAGGTGGCCGCCATGGACGCGACCGCGATCACGAGACCGTGGGCGATGGTCACTCGAACACCTCCCCTTCGGTGTCGTTCGCCAACGGCCGGAACTCGTCCAGTACCGCCCTCCCGCGCAAGACAATCGCGTGTCCGTCAGGCCTTGCAGATTTGATCGCGCATACGCACCGCGGGTCCGCCAGAATCAAATCGAGAACGCGACCTGGTCCAATGAGACGCTGAACGATCTCGGCCCGCCGCTGCGCCCAGCGGTGTTCCGGTCCCTTGCGGTACATGGCGCGGTGTCGTCCCTGAACCATGGGTCAAAACTCCGCGATCATGGTGGGGGGGATGATGTGCTCCGTCCCCGACCGGTCGGCGATCACGATCATTCCGCCGGCGTTCGGGTCGAGGACTCGGCCCGGGATCGGCATCGCGCCGACCGACGGTTGGAACCAGTGCTCCTCCCCCACCCTGATCGCGTGGCCGTAGGTCTCGGCCATCCCGGCAGCCGCCGCGGCGGCCTCCGCATCACCTGGCATCCGTTCGCTGGCATCCATGCCGATGTCTCCTGTGAAGTGTCGGTATCTCTAAAACGAACCGGCCGCGATCAGCCGGGCAACGATCACCAGCAGCTCGATCCAAAACTCGACGTTCATGTCGTCCTCCGTGACGATGGGCCAGACGATATGGAGTTATCTCCAAATCGTCAACAGCATTTCTTTCGGCTGCAAAACCGTGGCACTTTAGGCCGATTTCCGCCCGCCTGGGCGGCGGCCGCAGAGCTTGCCGGCCTTGCGGAGCCGCTCTCGCTCCACGGCCAGGCGCTCGATCTCGTCGGCGTCGTAGACGAAGGCCCGCGCGGACACCTGCTCGGACCAGATTTCGCCGCGGGTGGCCATGCCGCGAATGTGCGAAACGCGGCATCCGTAGATTTCCGCGGCTTCCTGGGTGCCGCAGACGCGGCGCTTCGCTGGCAGTCGGACGGACATCTTCATGGCCCGGATCGTAGGGCCCCTCCTCCCTGAATCAATACGGGGCGACTTGCCCTGGGGGTCAGGCCGCGCGTAGCGTTCCCTGCTGGCGGGATCGGGCGAACCTTCGGATCCCCGGACGGGATCCGAAGGTTCGCCAATGGCGGGGACAGGATCGCCACCCCTTCGGGGGTCACAACCCGCACGACCTGCGCCAGCGGCATCCGAATGGACCAAGGGTGCTGGCCGCACGGATTTTCCGGTGGCCCCCCGCACGGACGCGACCTATCCCTCCGTAGGAGGTCGCCCTGATGTTGCTCGATACGTTCCTCGATACCGTCTATGTCCCGCTTAAACTCCGCGGCCGGTCCCCCGAATCGGTCCGGCTTCTCCGTCACGCGATCCGCCAGTTCAGCCTCCACCTCGAGCGGCCCGCCACGCTCGACGACTTCGACGACCTGGTTGTGAGCCGGTTCCTGGCGGCGAGGGCCGCGAAGCTGTCGCCGAACTCCGTCGCCCGCGAGCGGTCCGGCCTGCTGGCCCTGTGGAATCTGGCCCAGGCCCGCGCCCTGGTCCGCCTGCGGCCGCTGGTGGCCCCCGAACTGATCCCGGAGAAGACCCCCCGGGCGTTCACGGCCGACGAGCTGGCCCGCCTGTGGGCCTCCTGTGGCGTGGTGCGGGGCTGGGTCGGTCCGATCCCGGCCCCGGTCTGGTTCAAGGCACTGCTCGGCGTCCTGTTCTATTCCGGCGAGCGGATCACGGCCGTCCTCCGGGTCGAGCGGTCGGGCTGGTCGCGGCCCTGGCTGGCCGTGCCGGCGACGGCCAGGAAGGGGAGCCGGAAGCCGGCGGCCTACCAGCTGCCAGACCACGTCGCCGACCTCGTCGACCAGGTGTCCTGTCACGATCAGCCGGCGCTGTTCTTCTGGCCGGCGAGCGACACCGCCCTCCGCGAGCGGTGGAAGGTGATCACCCGTCGGGCCGGGCTCGGGGAGGGGCCGGAGGTCCAGTTCCACGCGCTCAGACGCAGTTTCGCCAGCCACCTGACCGCCGCCGGCGGATCGGCTCGGGAAGCCCTCCAGCACTCCAGCGAAAAGGTGACAAGGAGATACCTCGACCCCAGGATCACCCAAGCCGGCCAGCCGGCCCCGTGGCAGTTGCTGCCGCGGATCTGGTCGGGCGACATCGAGCCGCCGCCGGGGGCGGCCGGCGCGGCCTGATCACCCCCGGTGCTCCACCTGATGCTGGCGGAGCAGCTCGCGGGGGACGGCCTTGGCGACGGCCTCCGCGGCCCTGATCACATGGTCCGCGGTCACGCCCCGCGGCGGGCGGCAGCAGAGCCTGGCCCCATCGATCGAGGCCGTCCGGTGGACCCGGACCGGCGCGGGGTCGTACTCGAGCGGGGCCCGGATCGGGCGGCCTTCGCGATCGACGTCGATCACCCGGCCCTGGTCGTCGTAGTTCATCACCTCGATCGCCGTCCCGGTCCCGATGCCGCGGAGCGTGGCCAGGGCCGGGGCGTGGGCCGCGAGTCGCCGCTGGCCGCACACGAAAGCGTAGGCCAACTCGATCCCCGTGTTCTTCGTGAACTCTCGGACCGTCTTCCCTGTGCCGTGGAGATCGACGAACAGCGTCCCCGGGGCCAGCCGCTTGACGTATGTCAAGAAATCCGCCGACGGGTTCCGGAGGGTCTGCCGGCTGGCGTCGAAGATCGTCACCGGCTCGCGGTACAGCGCGTGGTAGACCTTCGAGAGGAGGATCGAGTCGCGCGAGACGAAGGCCAGGCGGGCCGGCCGGGCCGTGAACGCGTAGTCGTGGACCAGAGCGGCGGCCAGCAGCAGGAAGGGGACGTTCGCCGCGGCGGCCCCGTCCCACCACCGATGCTCGTCGGAGCCGCGGGGGTGCGGATTCATCAGCCGGGCGGCCCTGGCGGCCCCGGCCACCTCCCAGAATCCATCCCGCTCCCAGGCGGTCTCCTGGCTCGTCGGCTTGCCGGCGGCGTAACGCTCGGCCCGGAGCCCGGCGGCCCGGGGTTGCTCCCAGTCGCTCCGCTGGTTGTCTCCGACGTGGAGGTCGGCCTGGCGGGCCTCCTCCGACCGCCACCACCGGCCCGACCATTTGGCATCCCACGAGGTCACGATCCCGACCGTCTTCGGGATCCCGATCCGGTCGGCCAGCCAGCGGACCTGGAGCGTGGAAAAGTAGGTGTCCGACACGATCCGGTCGCCGGGCCTGACCCGCGAGACGTTCTCCGCGATTGGGAAGGCCCCGGCCACCTCGGCGGCCCACTCGTCGCGCTTCAGCTGCTCGACGCGGGCGGCCGTCCAGCCGGTGATCTCGCGGACCTGGTCGAAGATCCCGGCCCAGGTCTTGTCGCTCCGCCGCTCGGCCTCCTGGCGGATTCGGACGTAGGCCGCCCCGCCGACGGCCTCAAACACCCGCCACGGTTCGTGGCCGGCGGCCCGACCCATCAGCGTGTCGAAGAAATCCCATGATGTCGTCATTACCAGCTCCTCGCGCGGACCTTCCGGCCGGACACGTCACTGACCCCGTCGGCCTGGCCGCAGATCCACGGAGACACCGCGTACACCGCGATCCGCCTCTTCCAGTGCAGGATCCCGAAGTGGTGGTCGATGTGGTGCCGGGCGGTCCACAGGGCCGGGTCCGGCCGCAGGTGGTCGCGGAGCAGCTCGAGGGCCGGGCGGCCGAAGATCGCGTAGGCGTGGGTCCGGTTGACGTTCCGCCCGCGGACGATGCCGGGCGGCCCCGGCTCGGCCCGGGCCAGGTGCTGGCCGCCCAGGTAGAGCATCTGGCAATCGGCCGGGACCTCGAGGCCCGCGAGCCGCTCGGCGAAGTCGGAGCCGAACGTAGCGTCGTCCTCGAAGATCAGGATCGACTCGATGTCGATCGCCAGCGCGTAGTCGATCACGGCCCGGTGGGACTGGTAGCAGCCCCAGGCCCCAGGCGTGGTCGCCCACCATGTCGGCGGCCGGTCCTCCTGGCCGTCGATGGCGGGGTATGGCAACGCCGCGAGCCGGCCGTCGAGCCGCTCGTAGAACCCTGCCAGCCGGTCCGGCCGGCGGGCCAGCGAGATCACGACGACGCGGTCGAACATGGCCCGGCCCCCGGAGGCGTGCAGCCGGGCCCGCGGAGCGTGTCCGCGTTCAGGTGGGGCCAGACGGCCTCCGAATGGATCGCGGCCAGCAGGCCCCAGGCGGCGTGGGGCAGATGGTCCTCCGACCGATCGCCGGCCAGGTACTGGTAGATGTGCCTGATCGAGTGGTTCAACAGATCGTGGACCGGCATCCCCCGCTCCCAGTTGAAATCGGAGTATTTTGCGGCCCCCTCCGCACACGTCCGGGCGACGGCCTCCAGGCCGATCGGCGAGACGAGGTCGTAACGGGTGGCCTCCGCGTCACTCGACCGGACGGCCCCGGTCTGGAACTTCACCACGTCGCCGGACCGCTCTTTCATCGCCTGCTCCTTCAGTGTTCGGATCATCGCGAGAGCGTAGGAGGCTAACGTCCCCCCGGTGCCAGTCCAGCAGTTCGCCGGCCCGATCCGGCGGGCGAGCTGCTCGGCCTGCTCGAGGTCCTCGGGGCTCACGAACTCCTCACCTTCCCGTCGGCCGTGACCCGGAGATTCTCGACGTCGAACTCGCCGTCGGCGTGGATCGTCGCCACCGCGAAGCCCCAGTTCCAGGAGTTGATCCGTGCATATTCCGGCGTCAGATCGCACAGGCACCCCGTCGACCAGTTAAACGTCTCGCGGTGGTCGAAGTCGGCCTCCGCGTGGCCGCTCGTGCGGTGGTGGTGGCCGACCAGGCCGGTGTGCTTCATCCGCATGTAGGCTCCGCGGGCCGGGTTCACCGGTGACGACATCCCCTTGGGCAGTTCGTGGCCGTGGAGGACCGGGAGCCGGCCCGCCATGATCGGCCGCTGATCCTCGACCAGGTCGATGCCGTGGTCGTCGAGGTTCAGCCAGGCCTGAAGCGACATCCGCCGCTCCTTCGACAGCTCCGGCGCATGCTGCCAGATGTAATGCTGCCAGCGTTCCTCGTGGTTCCCGGCCTTGTAGACGATCGGGATGCCGGGGAACGTCTCCCGGATCCAGCCGACGAAGTCGCGGACGGCCTCCAGCTCGCCGGAGAAGTCGCGTTGCCGCGGGTCCTTCATGTAGCGGGAGATCGAGTAGAAGTCGGCGATGTCGCCGTTCAGGACCAGGGCCTCGATCCCGATCTCGACCAGGTGGCCGACGGCGGCGCGGACCGCGATCTCGGAGTGATACGGGACGTGAACGTCCGACAGGATTCCGACGCGGCCCGTCACCTCGAGGCGGTAGCGGGTCCACGGGCGGGCGATCGACGGCGGGAGCGTGTAGTTTACTCCCGCCTGGCGGGGCTGGCGGCTGGCGGCGGCCTTCACGACCTTCCGGTCGGCATTCCCATGGACCCCCAGCTGGCGCATGATCCGATTTCGCGCCTGGTCGATCGTGAGGGCCCCGTTTGACTCGGCGACCAGCATCCGGGCCAGGCCCCGGGCGGCATGGTCTGGGTGCTCGCGAACAAGCCGGCGGGCGATCTCCGTGATCTGGTCGCCGCCTGGTGTGCCTTTTGGTGGCATCCTTGCCTCCTCTGGGGTGGGAACGAAGTCTGCCCGTGTCCGGCGGCGAGTCAATCGGCCACTGGCCCCCACTTGCCGACCGGGCAGGACTGCTCCGCCCAGGACAGCTTCGAGACGAACTTCCGCTGACGGACGGCAGGGCATCCACACTGCCGGCAGGCCTGGCCGTCGTAGTGCTCGCAGCCCTCGCAGATGGAGAACCGGCGGGCCACCTCTTCCTCGGAGGCCATGGGCATCCCGGCGGCGACATGCCGGGCGGCCGACGACAGGAAGTTGACGACCTTCCGGCGAAACGAGACGGCCCGCCGTGCCTTCGCCATCACGGGGCACAGGCTGGCCACGCCGGGCAGCGGCCCCTCCCGGCCACACTGCCGGCAGCGGCCCCCAGCGTAGTCGCAGTTTAGGCGGGCGAGATCGCGACGGTTAATGGGCCTTCTCCAAAATCGACGACGCGCAAGTCCCGGCACGACGACCCGCCCAGGCTGTAGCTCGCGCCGCCGCTCATGTTCACGGCGCTACTTACACTCGCCGCAAAAAAAGCGTCGTAGGTTCCGGTCAGCAGCTCGATTCCACACGGAGAAATCTCTACGTCTTCTTCGTCAAACCGCAGCTGAACCCGATCGGACACTGGCCCCGCCGCGGCCGACTGGTTTGACCCGGCGCAGATAAATCCCGGCGGCGTAAACTCGAAAACCGGAAAATGATAAGTCGGACCAGCCAGCGGAAGAATGGTATAGATGCCCGCCGGCGCGACCGTGAACGTCAGATACCACGACGGCCCTTCGATCGCGTACTTTATTCCGCCATTGTCAATCGTCAGCGAGACGACCTCCCCGAAGGTGGGCGAGTCGGGATCGTCGTCTACGACGGCGGTGATCTGACCGCCCGATCCAGTGTTGGAGATGATGCGGACCGCGGGCGTGTTCACGATCACGTTGTCGGTCACAGTCTCTTTGTAATACTGGCCGCCGTCCTGAACTGTGACCCCCGCGACCGTGCCGTCGGTGTGCGCATACTCGCCGTAGGAATACACCGAAACCGAATCAATGACACCCGCGACCACCGATAGCGCAGCCTCGGCTGCGGCGATCTCGGCCCCGAGAAACACCGAGATCGTAACAGTGTCAGCCGGATCGTATCCGGTCCCGCCGTTGACGACGGTAATCGAATCGACGTACCAGACCTCATCCCCGTTCCCGTCCGTGTAGGAGCCCAGGACGACGGCCAGGTCGGCTCCGCTGCCGGTGGACGTATTCACGGACGCCGAGACCGTGGGCTCGGTTCGCGTGAGGTTCAGCGAAACCCAGGCGGCCCAGTCCGTCTCTCCGTCCGTGACCACGATCTCGGCCGTGTCGCCGATCTCGTAATCAGCCCCGGCGTTGGTGATTGTGATCCCGGAAATCGTCCAGACCGGGTCGCCGTTGCCGTCAGTCGTCTCGGCCAGGGTGATCGAGAACGCAGCGTCTTCCCCGCTGGTGCTGTTCACTTGAACCGAGAGAGTCGGGGCCGACCGGATCACCTCGAGGTAAGCGTAGCCGGACCCGCCGCCGGTCAAGAGCGTGTCCGTGATCGCTCCGCCGGCGACCGCCGTGACCGTTGCCGTGGCGGTCTCGCCGGGCTGGTCAAGGGGCGGGTCTATCTCGAGGGCGACGAATGATTCCTGCTGGCAGAGGCGGATCAAAAATCCGATGTATTCGACGGAACACTCGTCGCCCGGCTGGGATGCTGCGCCCGACGTTTTCGGCGTTTCGATCACCCCATACCACTCCGGGCACTCACAGCCGGATTCCTCGACGTATTCCGCCGTGAAGGTCTGGTTGAACCCGGACAGCTTGAACGAGTAGAGATACCGCGAGGTTCCGGTCGACACCCCGCCAAACTGGATCTGCGGGTCGCCAGCGTCAGAGCCTTCGCCGCAGGCGGGATCGAATCCACCACCGACCGGCGGCTGGCCGCCGTTGCCGGAGGCCCAGGCGTATCCGTCCGGAAAGCCGGCGATCGTCACGGACAGGAACCGGGGGTAAGCGCACTCGCCGCAGACGTCATCCGGGCAGCATTTGGAACACTTGCCGAACAGCAGTCCAGCCATCAGGAAGACCCCGGGTCGGTGCATTCGGCGGCAGTCACATACCAGAAGCCGTTCGGGTTCAGGGCCAGCCACACCCAGCTATCCGCGTCGATGTCGGCGAACTTGTTGACGCATTGCGAGATAACCCTGGGCGGGGCGGAGGGCTGCTCGTTGCCGGCCGTCCCAGAGTCGTAGATCGTGATCGCGGCCAGCGTGTCCTTGTCCCAGTCGACAGACGTTTTCCCCAGGAGGCCGCTTTCTCCGCCGTCGTCCCCGACCGTGCGGAACTTCACTGGCGGCTGGTCGCGGTTGCCGCGCTCGTAGGCCCTGGTCGCGGCGATGATCCGCCGGGCCGACCCTTCGCCGAACTTGACCCCCTTCGCCATCACGCGCTCCCGGCCAGGATCGCGGGATCGCCGAAGACATCGCCGAAGTCGGCCTCCTCGTAGACGTCGAACCCGTCGCCGCCATTCGCGACGAGCGGCTTCGTGCCGGCGGCCAGGGCCGTGCCGTCCGTGTCGAGGCCGACCGGCTGCTTCACCGGCTTTCCGTCGCCGGTCGTGATCGCCCGCTTGCCGCCGCTGCCGTGCAGCTCCATAAAGCCCACGTCCCACGGCATCAGCTTCCACGTCCCGGGGTCGTAGCGGAACTCCCACTGGCTCTCGACGTAGGCGAGCGTCCCGGCGTCGTCGGCCCCGTTCAGCCGGGAGGTCGTGACCCGCTTCGCCCCCTTAAAGTAGGCTTTCCAGGTGAACTCCTCGCCGTCGGCCCAGGCCGCGTCGTTGATCCGTCCGTCCGCGGCGGCCACGTCGGCCTCGAGGCCGGCGTCGTCCTCGTAGCACCGCGTCAGGGTCCAGCCCTGCTCCTGGCGTTCCTTCTCGAGGCCCTCGATCGGGTCGCCCGCGGCGTTTACGATCGATTCCCCATCGCGATCGGTGAACGCCGGGACGGTGGTCGCTCCGCCGGACCGTTCCCAGACGTCCTCCGGGATCCCGTTCTCCGTGACCTCCTTCCCCGCCGGGGGCGCGTAATACTGGACCGTCAGCGTCCACCGCATCCCGTCCCGGCCGGCCGGCGACAGCTCGAACTCCTGGGCCTTTAGGGCCGGGAGGTCGAAATGGTCCGTCCCGTAGGTCAGGCCGATCGTCGCCGTGACCCCGGCCAGGATCTCCGCCTTGCTGGTCAGGGGGCTGTCGGTGCGGATCTGCCACCGCTCGGTGGCCCGCATGGATTCCCCGTACTTGCCGGAGAGGCTGGTCCCTTCGACGATTCGTTCGTAGCTCACCCAGGCCATGGCTTAAAACTCCACCGCGAGATCGTCTTCGCCGCCAGACGTGTTGGCGGCGATCTGCTCGAGCGCCGACAGCTGCTGCTCCTGAACACTGTCCCCGCCCCGCATCAGTCGGAACATCTCGGCGACCCCTTCGCCCGACCGGCTGTCGATCCCTTTGATGGCCTGGGGCTCGACGGCCGCGGCCACCGACTGGGCCATCTGGTCGGCCACCCCGGACCCGGCCTCCTCGATCTGGCCGGCGGAGGCCTGGGCCTGTGCGATCGCAGAGTCGAGGGCCGTCGTGAGCGGTCCGGCCACGGCCGCCCCGGCCGCCGCCATGGCAGGGTCGCCGGTCATGGCGAACTCCATATTCTGGGCGGCGGAGTTGATGTTCTCCGTGATCCCGCGGTCGATCTCGGCGTTGAATGCCTGGGCCCCGGCGACCACCGAGTCGAGCGACGACGTGTCGAACCTCAGAAACTTACCGATCTGCTGGGCGATCGTCGCGAGCCCCTCGAAGGTCCCGCTGAACCCGCGGACGACCAGGAGGAGCCCGACCTGTGCCGCGTCGAACACGCCGGCCAGGAAGGCCCCGGCCCGGCCCAGGAAGCCGACGACGTTGTTCCACTGGCCGCCGATCTGGGAGACGTATTCCCAGACCCCGGACAGGTTCGTGATCAGCCAGTCCCCGATCCCGGCCAGGAACCGGGCCCCCTGAAGGATCCCGTCCCCGATCGCCTGGCCGATGTTCGCCCCGCCGATCGAGCCGACAAGGTTCGTGAACGTGTCGGCCACGTTCTTCACGGCCGGGGCCAGGTAGGCGACCACTTGCTGGACGACGCCGTTCATAGCCTGGCCGGCCAGCGTGAAGGCGTCGTTCATGGCCTCGACGTCCTGGCCCTGGGCCGTGGTCAGGGCCAGCCCCAGCCGTTCGGCCTGCTCGGCCGCCTGCTGAATGCCCTCGGCCCCGCCGGCGAACAGCGGCAGCAGCTGGGCCCCGGCCCGGCCGAACAGTTGAACGGCCGCGGCCGACCGCTGGGCCTCCGTCGGCAGTTCGGCGATCGCGGAGGAGATCGCCTGGAACCGCTCCGCGGCCGACATGCCGCCCAGCTCCTCGAGCGACAGCCCCAGGCCCTCGAACGACTTGCGGGCCGTGGCCGACCCGTTGACGGCCTTCACGAAGGCCACGTCGGCCTTCGTCGCCGCGTTGGCGATCGAGTCCATTCCGACGCCGGCCAGGTCGCCCGCCAGGGCCAGCCCCGAAAACTCGCCGTAGGTCATGCCGAGTCGGGACGCCAGCTTGCTCTGGCTGTCGATCACCTGGGCCTGGGCGTTGCCCATCGACACGAGCGACCGGACGTAACCCCCGGCCGCCGACATGATCCCGCCGAAAAACTGGGCCCCCTGGATCGCGACCAGCGTCCGCATGTTTCCCGCGAGCGACGAGACCTGGCCTTGCATCCGCCGCATCGACGACGCGGCCTGGTTCACGCCGGTTACGAGCCCGCTCGAGTTGGCCGTGAAGACGGCCGAGACCTTGCCGATCTGGGACACCGCTTACTCCGTTTCTTCAGGCCCGGCAGGGCCGAGAGCCGGCCGCTGATTTCTTCTTCGGTCAGGGCCACCTTCGGCCGGTACTCGTCGCCCTGGCGATAGGTGATCAGGAACCGCTCCTCGTCATGCTTGTCGAACTTGCCCACCAGCCCGGCCCGGATAAGGCTCGTCATCCGACCGGCCACGAGCCAGGGCTGGCCCCAGGGCTCGATCAGGTAGAAGGCCATCCACCTCCGCAGCTGCCGGCGGGTGATCCGCCGCTTGAAGTCCTCCACGTCCCATTCGTTCATCTCGAGGGCGAGCCGGTAGGTGAACAGCTCCCACGGGTCCGCCCTCAGTCTTTTTTTTCCTCTTCGACCTGTTCCTCCGTCGGGTCGTTCATGAGCGGGACGCAGAATCGGGCGATCTCGTCGATCACCTTCGGCTCGCTGGCGGCCAGGGCCTCGAGGGCCTCGTCGGTCTGGGGGACCGTCCGCTCGCCGCGCTCGTCGCAGAGCATCAGCTGAACGAGCCGGGCCGCCAGGGGCGCGTCGCCGCTCTGGTGCTTGTTGCACCACATCCGCCACTGATCCACGTCGCCGCTCGACGGGTTGCGGACGAACACCTTCCGCCCGCCCAGCGACTTCACCTCGAGCTCGAGCGGTCCGCCCTTCAGCGCCGCGAGATTCAGCAGTTCATCGAAGGAGAGCATGCGTTACTCCAAAACGCCGGTGAGTTGGAACGTGGCGGTCCCGGTCGACCACTGGCCCGACCGGCCGGAGTGGTTGAAGGCCATCAGGATGGCCTCGCCCGAAATCACGTTTCCCGGGCTATCAAACACGATCTGGGCCTTGAGTCCAGCATCGGTCGCCTCGAAGGATGGCGGCCCCCAGAAGGTGAAGTTGAGCGTCGGCGGCTCGATGCTGGTCACGTCGTACTGCTTCAGGACACGGGCGTTGGCCCCGGTCCCGAAGACCGGACTCTCGACGTGGGTGACCTCGTGGGTCTCCCCGGCTTTCGACTCGGTGTCGAAGCCGGTCAGGAAGCCGATCGGGATTCCGTTGAACAGAACGGACGTCCCCTGCGAAGAATAGAAGCCGGGCATCGGTCCCTCCGATCAGGACCCGGCCTGTTCCTCGCCGTCGATCACTTCCTCGAACGTGGCCGAACCTTCGACATAGGCGTTCGTCTTTCGGGAAACGCCGGCCGCGGTCACCCGATAAGTGCCGCTGCCGTCGGCCGTGTCCAGTTCGCCCTGGGTCCCCTCCTCGATCGGCACCGTGTTGTCCACGGAGCGGTAGGCGATCGTGAACTTCCGCGGGTCGCGCTTGGGCACGATCGGGGCCAGCACCATCACGGCGTCCTCGCCGTGCGCGACGTCGAGCGTCGTCATGTCGAGCCGCTCGCGGCTGGGGGCGGACGTCTCATAGGAGATGTCCATGCACTTGTAGGTCTCGCCGTCGAACTCGAAGGTCGTCCCGTGAGACGTAACGAAGGTATCCCCTGGCATGGGTCACTCCTGGTAGGTGATTTCGACGGTCAGCTCGACGGTGAAGGTCGGTTGCTCGCGGCCCTCGAGGAATCCGGAGTCGCCGTCGGCGACGTCCACCACGAGGCATTTTTCGATTGTCTCCCCGTCGGCCGAACCCTTGAACCTGTGGATCGCGGCCGTGATCGCGTCGGCGATCTCCCAGGCCTGGACGTAGGAGTCGGCGAAAACCGAGACCTGGAACGTGGCCACCGGCGGGACCTCGTCGAACTCCGGGAGGTCGTCGAGGGCATCGGGCAGCAGCTGCTCCCGGATCGTGGCCGTGCGGTTGTAGATGACGTAGGGGGGGTCGCCGGCCCCGGTCATCTCCACCGGCCAGGCCGTGACCTCGTAGCCGCTGCCGCTGCCGGTGGCGTCCTCGATCGCGGCTTTCAGCCAAACGTGGGGGGATCCCATCACTTCCTCCGGTAGTTCGGGTTGGAGTTTTTGCCGCTGGCCAGTTCGCGGGCCGCGGCCGCGAGGGCCTTTTTCATTTCTCGGGCGAGCGTCTTCGCCGCCGGGCCGCCGTACTGCTGGCGAAACTTCTGCATGATCTCGCGAGGCTTGATCCGTGACGTGCCGAACTCCAGCCAGATCGCTTTTCGGCTTTCCGTGCCGGCCTTATAGCCGACCACCCCGTAAACCACGCCGTCGCGATTGCGGCCGATGTATTTCGCCTTCGTGGTCACGGACCGCCGCAGCGCTCCGCCGCGGATTCGCATTTTCTTTCCGCTGCCCTGCAAGAACCGGCCGCCTGAGTCTCGCTTCACCGCGGCCCGCGTGTTGCGTGGCTGGCCTTTCGGCGTCAGCTTCCGCAGCACTGGCACGCCTTCCTTGATCGACCTCCGGACCGCGGCCCGCATATGCTTTTTCGCGATGTGCCGCGGCAGTTCGGCGAACCGCTGGACCATGCCGCCGATCTGGCCGTTCACGGTAAGCCAGTTGAGC